TACCGAGCTTAGAGAATTCCATCGTGAAAGCAAACATCGCCAACATCCAAGCGTCCAGGCGATGGTCTTCGATGTCATCGGTGACCATCTTGTATACGGGCCTGCCGTTAGCACTAACCTTATGCACGATGTAGCCACGCAAGGCTCTTATCAAGTTGGTGTCATACTTTGACAGAACAATCTGATCTGCCTCCAGGTAACGAATTGCATTCTCGACTACCGCAGGCTTAGCGTACTCTTTATATACAGTCCCCTCAACCGGATGACGCATCTCTATCTTGCTTCCAAAGTCAACAGCCTTAACGATATTTTCTAGGCGCTTATCTGGAGTGTTTGGCTCTGCCTGGCTTCCAAGTTCCTGCAACAGCTCAATCTGCACATTGCCAGCGCCTCTATCAACATAGATGAATTCTGGCTGCCATTTCCTGTTTAGTCTTATGATCTCATTGATGGCCTGTATCTGTGTGTTCCCTTCGCGGAAGACTTGGCCACAATCAACAACTTTGTATTGTGCCCTGCCATATTTGGGATCGGTCTCGACGACAACGATCTCTGTTCCATGCACAGGGTTCCAGTCGACCCCTACGCAATATATACAACCGTCTCTCCGCTCATTATCCACATATAGGTAATCCCCGTAAGTCAGAGCTCTGTCGATATGACTGTGCTGGAAAACACCGTCTGCAATTTCGCCATAATCACTAAGGATTTCATGGAGATACTTGACGCCAGGGTTCTCCTTCTTCATCTCCAACTCCATGCCTTCGTTCCAATTTGGACGACACATGGAGGGGAAGTGGAAGGACCTAAATGCCGGATCGTGATCCCACTTATAGAACTGTTCTCGCTTACCGGTTGGGGTAGATGCAACGATGAGGATTGTGTTGTTGTGTTCTGTCAAGATTGCAGTGATGGCAGAGAGGTCATCTGTATCCAGATAATCAGCTTCATCAATAATGATCATATCCGCGGCCTGTCCGCGCATACCATCATTGCCGCTAACGAATCCGATCATGAAAGAACCGTTAGTTAGCTCAATATATCTCTGTGGGGTCTTTCGGTAGGTCTCCTTGCTTGCTTTCAGAGAGGTAGAGTTCTCAATGAAATCATCGACTCTATCAAAGATAAGATCTAGCTGGGCCTGTGCGGGCGTGATGACCATGACACGGTAACCTTTGTTGGTTACCATTTTATGTAATGCCTTGATCGTAATCGTCCACGACTTCCCGCTATTGTGATTAACGATCCCATCCACCACGAAGTTATGCCACTTATCAACTGTTATGTCGAAAGTTGGCTCGCTGCCATCTCTTGTGATAGAAGCCACCTTCGCCAAACGCGCAGTCGCATGCCCTTTGTTTCTGGCCTGTCTTGTGATAAGCCCTAAAACTTTTCGCATTTCCTGAGATCTGGCTTCTTTCCCAAAAATATCACCTACAGTGTTCAGGAAGGCTTCTAAATCTGTTTTGCCCGTCACGCAAAGCTTCCAGTTGCTCCTCCCTTTCTCCTCTTTTATACGAGAATGTACTCCAAGTTTTTTTAGAAGCAACCTGGTGCCTTTTAAAAGCTCTATGCTTGCACTTGTCAGCGTCAGCTCTAGTTGAGGCTGTCGACCAAGCCTGGGCTGGCCCACAAACACGCAACCATCTCCACTCCAACATCTGTTTATGAACTGTGCAACTGTTTCTTTGTCGGCGCTAAATAATCTCTTTGGTACTGTCTTATTCGACGCCTTTGCTCCAATTAGCTGATATTCCTCTAGCCAGCTACGAATGAACGAGGGGGTGCTGTGATCCCCATCGGTAAAGTGATAATCCCAGGCCGGTAATGTCTTGCTTTGCTTGTTACGAACCCGCCCTCGCTGGCCAAAAATAGCATTAGTTAAATTGTCGACTTCCTCCAGATAGGCTGGGTTTGTGTTTGTAAATTTTGGGGTTTGACCTTTCTCTGGCAGATAGCCATCTGTGACTAGATACCCCAAAAGGCGGGCCTCGTTAACAAATGAGTCTGAGCCAAAGACAGCAAGCTCCCTCGCCACCAGGACCTTGTCTCCGACAGAGAGCCCGCTCTCGATCGAGTGCCACTGAAGTGAGCGCCCCCTGCCCTCAGGGCCAGCCACAGATTTTAATAGTGGGTGGTTAGCGGTGCATCGGATGGCGCTTCCATCGTTCAGTGTAATCCGATAGATGTTCTGAATCCCATTCTCATATATCGCCGTGACATTCTTTGACACGAATGTCCCTCTCGACATATTTCGAGACAGCACCCTATCTCCTACAGAGATTTGATCAATGGCTTTAAAAGTCCCGTCCGCCATTGCAACCATTTCGCCAGCGGCTAAGCAACGCCGCCCCAGTCTTAGGACTTGGCGTCGGGCTGTGCACTTCACCATTAGTTCTTGGTAATATGCAGAACTTGGGTCTAGCCCATAGGTTGCGATGTTCTGCTCTGACGCTCCTTGTGGGACCCAAGGCCCTCTCTGTCCGGTCTCCTCAGATAGAGTGGTTACGTTATCGTGAGCCCAGAGGACTGGGTCACGAACAGTCGCCATTGCTTTGATGTCGCCATCAGTAAGCTCATCCCTCACCCCTGCTCTTTCGGTAATCTGGACTACCTGCTCAACAGGATCTAGAGGGATGCCCTTGCACTGGATCGCAAAATCACCCTTCTTGACCAATATACGACCAGTCTCCTGGTCGATAACATCCGACTGGGCTACATTCTTCTGCTTGCACAAAACGCACCCTGGGTGCAGTTGCTCTTCTTTCTGAAAACCCACGGACCACCTTAATCGCTAAATGGATTTAGCGCTCCTAGCGCCTTCATTCCGAGACCAATTCCGGCTGCGGCAAGGCCTACACGAGCAGCACCTACACCAAAACGCTTCATCCCACCTTCCGTTGCATAATCCATGGCACCGAAGAAGCCCGTTGCCGCAGATCCATAGCGGGCCAACGCTCCCCCCTCTTCTATCGCTTGACCCATATACGCCTGTGTATCCAATGGGGCGGCCTTCAAAGTCTTCAGTCTCCCTGCAAACCCAGCCTTCTCTGTGGCGGCTTTAGCTCTAATTAGCTCCTGTGCCTTATTCTGAGCAGAGAAAAGAGCGCCTGTGTTGGTCATTCTCTCTGCCAAAGCAGCCTTCTCCGCATTGAGCTTGGTCAGATTGCTTTTAGATGCGCCCATTTCAATCTGACTGTTGACCATCTTTTGCTGTCTCGCAATACTCTCAGCTTGCTGGTAAGTTGACGCAATTTTGGCTGATTGTCTTGCATCTTTTGCCCTACCGGCTCTAACCGCCTCCTGCGACTCTTTTTTTAGCGCCATGATTTGATTCGTCTTTGCGGCTTGTGCCAATCCAGTAGCCCTTTCTCCGAGCGAAGGATCCCAGGATAAGGCCCCTAATTTTTGGAAGCCCTTCCATCCCCCCTCCATGTTTAGACCAAGGATTCCACCACCAATTGCCTTCCCGCTCTGCATTCCTGTATTTAGATGGGGCCTCAGCTTCATCGCTCCTGCGCGAATGAGACCATAGCCTGCTGCTGCACCTGCACCATAGAGGGCAACCTTACCCCAGTTGATTCCGGGCTGCTCATTATAACCCCTGTTCATCTGTGAATATCCCTGCATATTTTAGCCTCCAACCATCTCTAAACGTCTAGTATTTAGGCGTACTATTCTAGTGAAAATATAAGCAAATTTGTGTTCTCTGCCAGTAACTATCTTCTGATGACATTCCTTGCAGAGTGTTATTCCGTTATCAGTATCTAGGACGAGTTCGGGGAAGATCTTCTTGGGACGAATGTGATGACATTCTAGTGCAACCCCTTGGGCCCCACACATCTGACAAACAAAATAATCTCTGTTAAAACAGTACTCCCTCCAGGTTTTATAAGCAGGGGTGTTGTAAAGAGCTTTGGCTGCTTCGTAGTTTATTGGGACGGGCCCTTTTGGCTGTAGCTTCGATGGCCTTGTCCGCCTCTTAGGTCTGCTTACTAGTTTCTTAGAGCTTTTCATGTGCGATCAATTTAAGACCTGGTGTTGCCAGTGCATATGCGATTGGCTGGCACCCTACTGTGTCGCTCACAGATTCTACAATCTTTATCACTGAGCTGAACCCTCTAAAGTGTCCCCAATTCCCGATGTACCCATATAGGCGTAATCCGTTCTGTGTTAGGTACGAATAGATGGCCATATTATGGCCTCCAGCGTCACCGTCGGGGCTCACCCATCTGACGGTAAGAACCATCGGGGTGATCACCTCCTCGACCCATTCAAGGGCCCTTGCGGCATATGTCGCAAATTCATCACAATCCGTTTGCAGCAGAGTTCTATTCTCCAGGTGCCACTGGACTTCCTCTGCGCTTCTCATCCAGAAATGCCAGAGCTTGAAGTTCAAGATAAAAAAGCTATCCTCGCTCCAAGTCAGTCTGCCCATAGCAAACTCCACGTCCCTTAACAGTTTGCAATGAGGCAGCTTAGCCGTTCTCTTGGTCCAGAGGACGTACAGAAAGCTTAGTAACTTACTGAGCGTATAAACGATCCAGAAACTAAGTTTAGTTCTGCAGAAGTGCTTATTAATCCAATTAAGAAGCTTCACATCACTACCCCCTGCTTGACAAGATTCGAATCATGTATGGCAGAATTCCGGGTAATTCTGACGTAATGAAAACATCATAGTTATGATTTAGCCACAGAAAAGAACTTACTGCCATTGTAAAACTACCCGTATTACGCATATCTAATGGAAAATAACTCAATTTCTCTACATCAGATGGGATTTGAACCGATAATAAGTAGTCGTGGTGGGCGAGAAGATCTTTATATTCTCCCTCCGATGTTTGCAAGAGCTCTCTGTCTGTAATGTACTGCAACCTCTTAACTGCTCTCTTGAAACCAATGACAATCCCACTTAACTCTTTCCACTTAGACTTAGATTCCACCAATAGGAGAGGAGCCGCACTCTCTGACATCCTAATCGCTAAATTTAATAAAGTTTCTTGAGCATGCGGGTCTAGGTTCATGCATGATACCCCAAACTTTCACTGCCTAGTGCCGAACGGGCGTTCATCTGACTGCGATATATGGCCTGCAGGCCTCTTTGTCGCATTGTGGCCGCCCGTTCGCTATTGATAAAGTTGCTCCTAAACGGCCGCCCTCTTCTCCCGTTCGCATTTCCCCAGTCGGAATAGTCTGAAACCATTCCCGGAATTGCGCTAAGGGCTAATGCCCCTCCGAAACCACCGGCTATCATTCCGGCTCCGGCTATAAGAGTTGAGCCGGGTATGGCTGCCGAGATTAGGGCAGGGGCTATAGCTGCCCCCGCCATGAAGCCAGCTTCCCCAAGGGCGGACTCAGCAAAGGTCCTTACGAAACCATCCTTGGGATCTAGGAGGTTATCATTGGACATTAGGCCGGCGAATGCTATGTGGATGCCCCAGTTGGTTGGGCTCGTGAGTAGCTTTGCATAGTTCCTGGTGCCCTGCGCCATATGCTCTGAAAAGCCCCTGGCGCCGAAACTACGAGGTTTATATGGGCCCTCGATGAAACGATTCAGCTTACCTCTTATGTCCCATTTTTTTAATGGGGCATTATTCAACTCTCGGCCATAGCTATCCCTGAAAGCACGACCTTCTGCGCCTCCAAACATTGAGTCCAGAGAGGACTGTCCGGGGAGGTGTTCATTCATCTGGTCGGCAAGATACTTGGCCCGAGAGAGCTGATCGATCTTGCCTCTCCGCCACTTCAGGTAGTCCCTCGTCATGTGGAACGGACCACTTGCTGCAGCCCCAATCAACCCACCCGTCTTGGCTGCACCTCCGATGGTGCCGGAGGTGGCGTGCCTAAGTGCAGCGCCAGGTAAGTAGGATGCGTGGTAGAGAGAAGACCAGCCCATCCCATCAGGGGCGTTGTAGTTGCCACTAAGACCGCCAATGAAGGCGCCGACGGAATTCCCGACTATAGCTCTCTCAAAGCCTATTCTGCCCATATCATCGCCTTGTATTCTTGTTCAGATCGGAATGGAAGTTGTACCCAGTCTCTATAGACTTGATGCTTTCTATCTAAACCTATAATCCCCGGTTCATACATAAGCTCACACAACTTAGCAGCCTGCCTGCAATTGAAGATTAGATTATATTCTAAGTTGTAATCCTTACGTTGATAAGTCAAAACTTTGCCAGACCTTATGTTCAACTTTGCCGTTTCTCTCTTGACCCAATCTAACATTTCCTTGCTTCCTGCATAGAACCTAACAATCATTTCCGGCTTGTTGGCCTCCTTCCCTCTTTTCTGGAAGCTTCTGATATGTCCGTCGCCTTCAAAGTAGCCTAGTAAGAATCCCGCTAACTGCTCTTTCGTTTCTATGAACTTGGGCGGTAGGCAAGTTAAGGATTTTGCCTCTGTCAAACCAAGCTCTCTTAGATAATTGACAAAATTAATTCGAGATAAAGACCAGACTGTTGTTTCGTATTCTTTATTTTCAATCTTACTTACAGAATCTATTATTGACCCAGCGCCAACTATTTCTTGGATCTTGACTAGAACCTTTTTGTCCGCTCTTTGAAGTCCAATCTTAGCTGTATGTTCTCCTATATTCCCATCACTCCACATCCAACCAAGAAACCAGCAGAATTCTGGGGTCAGCTCGTGCCTTTGATATTCTTTACGGTTCCTGCCACGTTTCTCTTGGGGGACTCCTTGTCTCATTACAACTCCCGATTTTTTTAGAGCGTAATGTAATTTTCCAAATGAACTAATGCTATATTTGGCAACCAAGTCCCGGACGCTAGCTCCATCTTCATATTCTGCTTTAATTTTAATCAACAACTCTGCTTCCAATTTCTGTCTCCTTGAAAAAATTGAGATTCTATAGTAGCAGAATTATTAGATTAATCAATAATTACTCCTAGTCCCGAATGGACAGGAATCCGAACGGATTTAAGAAATCAGCCACCTGCATCGCACCCCATGCGAGTCCTGCGCGGGCACCAATAGCTCCTGCGCGACCAAAGCCCGTATAGCCATGACCAGTGCCCCATCTGAAGAGCTCTCTTCCTATCTCCTTTGCTGCGCCTAGAGCCTGCTTATTTGCCATCTTAGTAAATTTGTCCATCTTCGCAGCACTCATTTTACGCACTTTTTCAACACCCCCGTGTTTTTTTAAATGTGCGGCCCCCCACGCCCCGAAATCCCTATTAATCCCTTGTATTGCCTTCAGGTGCCCCATGCCGAACAAACCGCCCCATCCACCAGATTTTATCTGATTTAGACCAGAGCGTCCCCCCCGGATCATCCAGTCTCTTGCTGCTCTTGCTTCTTGTCCCACGGAACCAATGACGTCTTGTGGCATTTCTTATCCCCTATAGTGTTTTACAACATTCTCACGCTTCATAGAGCGTCTTAATTGTGTGTTGGCCAGATACTGTCCTTCAATTACCTTCTTTTTGCTTCCATATGAGGCAGGTACCCTCGGGATCTTATAGACAAATAAGAGTATCTTGAGGTGGGCACAAATCAACTCTGTCCTTCCAGGTCTTACCATTTAAGACATTACGAATAGTCTTGATATTCAACTGGTAACTGTTTGCGATATCCTTTGTCTTATCACCATTCCTATGTCTTTCTCTTATATTTTTAACCTTCTCCAAATCCAACTTTCTATGAGATGCGCTCATTCCTGTATATTTATTCTGAAGTTCTCTAAGGTATTCTGTATTCCTATAGAAAATCAGACTAGCTTCATAATCAGAATCTTCCCAGCTTCGGTTTTTTAAAATATCCATCATTGTGCTAGTAGAAATTGATAGTGCCTCTGCAATAATATTGGGATGTAAAGATAGTCTAATAATATTGGCTCTAATAAAGTGTACTTGTTTCCTCTTTAGTTTTGCATTGTAATGAGATTCGCCCTTTGGAGGCCTTCTTATATAGCTAAGATTTGATGGACAATCTTGATTGTATAAAATGGATGGATTTTCATCTTTATACTTCTTAATTGCTTCTGATTCTTTAAGAAGAAGCTCAACCTCTGAGCATTCTATTAGAATCGAAAACTCGAAACTCTCCTCACCATATTTGCTCCAGGAAGACTGGAGGTGATGGTTCGCGTGACATCCTTTTCTCAAGGCAATCTTATGCATCACCCATCTTTTGTTGATGTTATTACTTGAGCCAACGTAAATCTTTTGATTTACTTTATTCTTTATAGTGTAAAGACCGCAAATTCTCATTTTTATCCTCTGTGATGCCTGATTATATTTTCACGCTTCATATTCTGTCGCATTCGTGTATTTGCCAAATAATGAGCTTGGCTAAGAGATTTTTTTGTTTTACTTGGATAGTTCATGACAGGAATTGTATCTTTCACAATATATGGACTTCCAAAATCTCCTAGGTTTGCTTTTCTATTCGCGCCAACCCAACCATGCCTTAAACCTTCAATAGTGTTGAAGTCATCTCTACCTCCAGAGGCTTCCATCTCAGAGAACTCTGTGTCTGGATTACGCATACGGGTAAGTACAGAGGCAGTCTTAAAGTTGCTGAATAGACGTCCAAGGTCCGTATAGCTTACATTCGTAATCTTACGCTTGCTATTCATTTGCATCTCTCGGGCTATCTGCCAGGATTCAACAGACCACATCCCTTCTTGGGCAGCTGCAGCATCTCGCTCTGCCCTATTGAATGCTGTAGGGTTTGTGATCTGCGTGCTGCGCTTACCGAATGGGAGCGATGCGGCCATACCCTCTCGGACCAGCTGAAGGTTGATATTCTGCCCCTGATCACCAATAAGCATGGCGACTGGACGGCCGTAAGTCTCTGTTGCGTTTGGGTCCATGACAGCTTTCAGGTTACTTTGCTGGGCTAGGATCTCTTCGAGCCTGGCCTTTGCTTCTTGCCCATAGGGCTGATCTGGCCAAACGCGTGAGCCATCGTCGCTTTCGTGCTGGATTTCAGGAGCGTCAATACCGGCAAGACGAATGGAGGTTTCTTGCCCATTCGACATGAACATCCTAATGGTATCGGCATCTTCTACGGCAAAGTCGTTTACATCTATACTTGCTAATGTATTTCCATCGAAATACGGGTTGATGCCTTCGACGTAATCTTCATCTCTCTCTTCTTCTCTCTGTTCAATATGCTCTCTGTGCTTTCTGCCGCGCTGACGAGCATTGTATAGAGCATATTGTTCTGAACCTTCAGCAATCACATCGCTAGCGAAGACTCTAAGACCTTGCCAAGGAGAGCCGAAGTCCGATCTATATTTTCTCAATAGTCCAGCAAAGCCTTCTTCAGAGAAGCCTTCAATAGGATTAAAGGCTCTATTGGGGCGACCCCAGATAGCGTCTAGAGCCTGCTTGGTTGGTGGATCTATTGTGTTTGTGTAGTGATGATATTGGTGACTAAAGGTTAGGAATTCTTCAGCCCAATGGTCTGGATGGTTCTTATATGCTGGATGCTGCTTCATCCAATTAGACCATTGTTCTGGCACCTCACCCTTTACCATACCACCAGACAGATGCTCGCGAGCTTGGAGGTGGACATTCTCATGAGCCATTACCCCTGCCCTATACTCATCGGCACTTATTCCTGCATATCTTGCAGTTTTTTGAATATTTGATTCATTGGTTATCACGAATGGCTTATTTGCTTTCCGTGCCTGTCTCAACTCTATTAATAGTTTTGCCTGTCTATCTCTATCTGGATCTGTTGGAGCGTATTGAAGCCTCTGTTCGGTCGGCAAGTTCCGAACATTTCTCTGTACAAATTTTGGTAGCTTCTTTCGATAATCTCTTCTCATCTGATGATAATCAGCTTTA